CCACTATTCAGTCCACCTAATCCAAAGAAACTTCCGTTACTACTAACTGCTGTTGAACCAGCAGTATTAGCTGCTAGTGTATGACTAAATGTTCCAAATGTTGCTTGTGTAGTAATATTAGATGATGGTATTCTAGAAGCATAAGTACCATGAAATGGATTAGTTCCTACATCGTCATCACTAGTTCCCCTATCACTTGATTGTACCCAACCTTTTAGTTCCAAATAATCTAATGCTTCTTTGTAAGAACCAGTCTCACCCATATCTATAAATGCTGAACCAGTCCAAGCTGATGATAATCTAGCATTTTCATATGTAGAACCTAACACACCATTTAGTAAAGAACTCTTTGAAGTTTCACTTCCGTCTGTATGTGTGGCAGTTACACTACCGTATGTTTTTGTATTTGGTGCAGCATCTGCGACATTCAAAGAATGACTCATAGCACCCGCAATAAATCTTAGTATTTCACTTACATGAGTTGTATTATCAAAATTATTGAAATAACTTCCATCCAAACTTTCTTTCCAGTTATTTGAAGTAGGATATCCATTTTGTATATTATTAGCAGATATAGATGTAGATTGCTGTGAACCTGAAATCTTCATTGAACCACTAATCTGTAAATTATTTGAGGTAGACATATCAGAACCAGTAGCAGCGAATATACCAGTTCCACTACCACCTCCGCCACCAGCTCCAAAACCACTAGCAGCTGCAGATGATGAAACAGCTGTTGTAAAGTTATTCCCACCAACCATAACATGACCAAATGAACCAGTAGATACTGCTGAACCACTAATATTTCCAGCAGAAATAACATTTAGAAAAGTACCACCACTACCAGTTACATTACCTGTAACATACAAATCACCTTGTATACCAGCAGAACCAGTAAAAGGAAACCCAACACCACTTCCACCTGAAGCAAGTGAAGCAGATGTGAAGTTACCACCACCAACCATCAAGTGTCCAAATGAACCAGTTGATGATATTGAACTACTTATATTGCCACTAGCACTTATATGTAAAACATTTTTTATTGCTTTACCATTTATATTTAAATCTTGTGTTGCTGTATGGTTTCCTAAATTATCACCACCAGCTACAGCAGCTGCTAACGAAGCAGATACATCAGCAAATGCACCTAATTTTAATGTACCATCTACATCAAGAGCACCAAAAGACGCAGAAGATACCGTATTACCTAAGAGACTTCCACTTAGTGTAAACGAACCTGTTAGTGCGGGATTTAGCTGTTTACTATCTATCCGAGCCATATATTCTCTCTTCTTTTCTCTCTAACCACCAAGTAGATATAGATCTTGAAATCTTTCTCTTATGTTGAGTAGTCTTTGGTTGCTTCATTTTATTTATCGTATCCATAGTAAGTTTTCTGTCACTTTGAGCACAAGACTTACACACTGTATTATTACCAACTGCTCTGTCGAAAGAATCTTTTCTTGAATAGGTTAGCATCTTACCACAATCGGGACAAGGTCTATTTTTTCTATTCTTCCAACTTCTTTTTCTCATACATATAAATATCAAAAGATGGTAAAAGAAAAGTGGGATTTACGAATTAAATTTGCCTTGAGCAATTATTTCGTCATCACTTTCCAAATCATAACCAATACTATCGGTATCTACCTTCAATCTAAATGTAGTACCTACTTGTTGTATTTCTAAAGCGTCATGTTCCATATACTGACCATTTATAAAAAATATAAAGTCTTGTTCATTAGTAGAATCAAATCCTGTTGGAGCAGAAGCAGTAATTGCTGTAAAACTAGCAGTCTGTGCTGTAATAGCATTAGACTTTTTCACAAAACTCTTTCTAACATATTGGTCAAATGTAGTTACATCTGTTCCAACATTACCACCATTTAGTGTAAGCGAACCACTAATAGATACCGAACCAGTAAATTCTTGAGTATCTTCTAAATTATTACCAAATATATTTGAACCACTATGATTTGATTGAGTAACATTTATTACCGAAGAAGATACTATGTAATTTTCTGCTATTATGTCTCCTTGTACTACCCAATCTGTATTTACTTGAGCCTTTCCATCTTGTCTCTGTGATATTTCAAATGATGTAGGACCAATATGTAATGTATTAGAAGCAGTTACATTTGAGAATTGTACTGTACTTGATGTACCAACATCTTGTCCGATACCAAATGTAAAATTACCAGGAGTAGTTCCATCAAATGTTGTTCCACCGTCAATCGTAAGTCCTGTTCCACCGAAGAAACTTACTGGATTATCTAATCCTGCAGAACTACCTCTACCCTGCATTGTTACCTTTACATCCTTAGATGTTACAGCTCCTAAATCTATACCAATACCATCTTCTATTATAATTCTTTTTGGTGTCAATTCTTTTTGTGTTGTAACTACACTTGAAAATTCTTCTGGTAACAAATACCCATTCATTGTTACATTGAATGTGGTTTTTATAATTCTTTCTGAATTTACATTTATCTCACTGGCATCTGTATAATTATTTATCTGTGTTCTAAATTTGAACTTGCCATCCTCTCCCCAATAAGAACCTTCTGAATAAATTATTTGTTCTACCAACTTATTCATTTGTTCTGTATATGAACACCAAAGTACAAATTCATATTCTAATTTTATGTAATCTGGTACTGGTACAGCATACATTTCTTTTGTAGGTGTTAGTCCCCTTTGTACAGAAAATTTATCATAACGATTTTTTGAAGTATATTGTTTTTGAAAAGTATACTTTAGTCTAGGATTGAGAGGATCCATTTTATCAACAGGCAAAGTCTCATCTTTTTCAATAGAAGTTCTTTTGAATGCTATTAGAGGAATTATAAGTTGTTTTTTATTATCATATAAAAATCCCTTTTTTTGAGCCATAGTCCATCTTTCAGGATTAGCATACATAATTGGAACTTTTACAGTTTCACCATTTTCTTCTACTGTTGGTTTTATAACATTATTGAAATAATACATAATAGTAGCATCAATATCCATCAATCCTACTGAAAGATTTTTTACATTATCATCATTTCTAGACCTATCTCTACCACGATTTTTATCCCTTCTAAGAGATCGTGGAATTGGTTTTTCACGAGCCATTATATACTCCTAACACTTTCTAAAATTCTTCCACCTTTTGATGTCAACCATTTTCTAAACTCAGATGGTTTTCCATATTTAATATCTCCGACAAAACTTTTCAATTCTTTTTTATCATTATCACTCATAAGTTTTTCAACTCTACTTAAAACAAATGCACTTTTAATTTTTACATCGTAAACTAATATTTCATTCCAAGTTTTGAAATAGCTATCTTTCAAACCGCCCTTTGTCATATTGTCAAAAACAATTCTTTTATTTTTAATCAAAAATTTTTTTTGAGCATCCATCCAATCTCTAATAAATTTATTATCAACTTGATTTCTAATTTTTTTCGCATCTTTCTGAACTTCACCATAAGGTCTTTTATCATTTTGTAAATGTTGTAGTTCTTTTTTCAATCTTTTATTGTAATCTTCTGGTGTTAATTTTTGTTTCTCTAACTCTCCTCTGAAAGCATATTCACTATCTTCTCCCACTACCTTTTCGATATTTACCCATCTACGGCCTGTTTTGTCTGGTGTACTCATTATATCTTCCCAACTTCTACCTAAAAGAAATCCCTCAATGTGGAATGCCAAACCACCCATAGTTTGAATACCCTTTGCCTTATCTAAACCAGAACCTCTTCCTACATGAGAAAAAGTAGATATAGATTTTTTCTTACCAATAACTTTTTTAAGTTGTTTGTATCTTGATAAATCACTAACATGAAACGAACTAACTTTTTGCTTTCCAATAATGTTGTCCATCAGTTTTGGATAAAGAGCAACTTTATCACCTCTCATTTGCATCTTTATAGTTTTTTCAGTATGAGCAGGAAACCATTTCTCTTCACCTTTATGTGTTAAAAAGACACCACCTTCTCTGTTTTCAGTCAACAAGTCTTTTAATAGAATCATTATATACTCCTAACTCTTTCTATCTGTACAGAACTCTTTCTCACCAAAAATGTATTTGCAACAACCGAATAGTTTTGGTCAAACATACCACCAATCAACTGATTTTCATTTATAGAACCAACTTCAAAGTAAGCATAATTCCAATCTATCAAATCTCCCATTTCTAATACCATTTCAGCATCTATAAAAGATTGTCTTAGAAAAGCAAATACTGCTGTTTGTCTATTATCCATCAAACCACCTTGGTCAGCATTGAAATCAAAATCTTCAGCAGTAACTAAACAATTCATTTGTACACCATTTTTGTATACCTTATTGCCATCAGCTGATTCACCATACATATTGGTTGCTGATTCTTGTACTGCTGGTTTGTAAACCACAACTTCTTGATTTATCAATCCATCTTTATTATTTTGTTTGTCACCAACTAACTCTTTAGTCACTCTGGTAACAAGATCAATGTCCTTCTGAGGTAAAAATCTACCAGCCATTATATTATCCTATGTAAATTGGGTATGGAACTTTTTGTAATTTTTCTTGAAGATGCTGTGCCTCATCCTTATCTGCTTCCAATAGAGCTTTTCTACTGGTAGACTCTAACATCTCTCTCAACTGAGTTACCAATATTTCCTTCTCTGCAGTTGCTTCAGTTCGTAAAGTATCTCCATCCAATGTAGTTTCCGCATTTGGTATTGGTAAAGCAGCATATTTACTTCTAATACTACCCAATAATTCTTTACATAATGCAAGAGCATATTTCTTTATCCATTGTTTACCGACATCATTGATATCTTTGAACAACATATTATCATATGGTGCATTAGAGAAATCAGATATAACTCCATTTGATGTTCCCTGTAAAGTATTATTTCTATCCTCTTTTACCAAATACTTAAAATGTAATTTATAATTTGATGTAGGTTTTGGAAAAATTCTCAAATTATTATTTACCAATTCGAATGAGTAACCAGACTTTCTTATTTGGTCATTGAATTCGATTGCCTGTACTTTCAATAAATCAGCATATATTGGCATCATCATAAAACTTACTGCTGGTGAATTATTACCCCATCCAAATGAATCTAACATATTGTAAGAACCATCGCCTGTTCCAGCATAAGGATCAAAATATCTAGTAACTGCCGGAGAACCTTCATAATGAACTTTTCTAACTTCAATAGCTTTACCACTTTCTGAAACATTAGACCACAAAGCATTCAAATCATATTGTTGTGAACCACTTACTATATTTATAGAGCCTGTTTTGAATGAAATAGTACCACCGACACCAGCTTCTGTACCATATTGCTCTGATAATTCTATAGCTCTACCAAATGTTGGTGTAACTTTTCTGTGTGTTATTGCTGAACTAGTAGATTGTCCTTGTAAAGAGAGTAAATTATCTCTAATATTGAACTGATTTACTTGAGCAGAGTATTCTGTAATAGATTCTTCGTAACAAGCGTAAAATGAACCTGACGGCATTTCAACTTCAACTATTGGGTATCCTAATCTTTTAGATGCCCAATCAGCAAATTTATCTACAGAATGGTTGCCAGAGCCTGAAAACTCTGTATCTGTATCGTAAAAACCATATGGTGTTTGACTACTACTGAAGTTACTACTTCCAGCCCAAATTGCTTCCATTATATTCTCCTAAAAAGGTGTATTTACTCACTAATAAATATACAAGATACAAAAAAAGGGGAGTAAAACTCCCCTTTTTTAAGTAGTTCAATTGTTATTACAATTAAACAGTATTGATGTGTGATACAATCACTTTTCCATAGAACTCTGGTCTGACCATCTTCTTAGCATAACGAGTCATTACCCCACGTCTTGGTGTGAAGTTTGTAGGATCGTATACTAATGGTGTCATAATCATCGGTACATATGGAGCATACACAGCACCAGTCTCTAAGAAGTTACTACCTCTGAATCCAACTAGAATGTCGTTAGAAGTCATGTAAGGGTTCTTATAAACAGTATATCTGTTATTTATAGAACCAACGGCTTCTACGCCCATAGCGTAATTCTTAGCAGAAGCATCACCAGTGTTAGCGACATATCCACTTACTGATTCTAAGATTGTAGAAGTTTCAGGTGAAACAACAACAAAATTAGCACCACCACGTAGTGTCTTCTGATGAATTGCGTTAGATACTGATTGTATCTTAATTCCAAGAGTTTGGAACCAAGATGGTTTTGTGTAAGCATTGGATGAACCACTAATTTCTGCGAAATCACTTTCAGCAGCACCAGAACCATCATACTCATAGCCGACTTTAGCTGACCAATACTCTGTTTTAGCAGAAGCATTGATTGATAACATGTCTAAGATTTCCAAATCGATTTCCATCGCTATGTACTCACTTAGCATTGCTGTCAATTCAGCTTCAGCGTCAACACTATGGTAAGCGTTTAAGTCCTGAGCAAGTTCAGGTGTCCATACAGCTTTCAACTTACGAGTCTTAGCAACTATGCTGATAGATCGAAGTTGAATATCAACTTCTGGTATTCCAGCATCGCCTTCTCCAGAATATCCACCATCTGAACCTGCAGTTGGTGAAGCTTCCATATCGCCTCTTTGTTGATCTGTTGGTTGCTTATGATACTTTACCTTTACATCACCATGCGCCAATACAGCATTCTGGCGTACAATAAAACTTATTGCTGTACCAGCAGCGTTGATTGATGTATAATGAGGAAAGAATTCGTCAAATCCGGAACCAGAAACACTAAATGCTCTAATACCTTCTTTGTCAGGTCTTGTAAATGAATTAGCTGCATCAACAGTAATTTTTACAAGTTCGTTTTCTGTAGCTAAACCACTAGCAATAGAAGAACTTAAGTCTGGCTCAAATTCTACTTCCTTCCAAGTAGCAGAAGCAGTTGTATAAGCACTCGCGCCTATAGCTGCACCTAAAGTAAGTGCGCCTGTTTCTTCGTCATTAATAGAATATCCAGACTTACCACCACCGTAAAGTCCACCAGCAGCATCACCACTACCAGATGTGTTACCGAAGATATCAGCACCTGATGTATGGTTAGCAGTTTGTGTACTACCGTATTTGAAGTCTAGATAAAAGATTAGTCCAGATGGAAGATTCATAGGTTGAACAGAAACGAATTCCTGTGCTGAAATTTCACCAAAGATTCTACGAACCAATGGTAAAGCAACACCTGACCATTCTTCTTTATTTCCACCAGTGCCTGTCTGTGACGCCTCTTTAATAAGCTGCGTAGCCTGGTTTTCTAGAAGAACAGACATTCCTGTTTTCTTTGTTGAATCTTCAATTCCATCTAGTAATCCTGTTGGCTCCCACTTATCGACTAACTGTCGAGTCTGTTTGAGGAGCTCTTGATGAGGGTTATGCCCTGTCATCACATCACTTAGATTATCAAAGTTTGACATTATATGTCTCCCAATTAGATAAGGTTAGCTAACTTTTTAAACCTGTCTCTCAACTCTGAACCTTCAGTTATTACTTCTTTTTCAGATTTTGTTGAGGCAACTGGCTTTGAAGCGCTACCCTTAGATTCATTAATTTCATTTTTTCTAGCACTACCAAAAGATTCACCAAGTGTAGAATACACTAACTTGACTTCTCTTAGGTTACTAGCTCTATCGAATTGCTCAACGACTTTCATTTTCTGATCGTTATTCAAACCATACTTTCTGAATAGTTTGTTTGTGAACAGAAGTTTAGCATTTAGCAAGTTGACTTCGTTTAGCTTTCCACGCAACTCTTCAATTACAGAACGATGTTCAGCAAGATTTGATTTTAGTTCGGAAACTTCATCCATTTCTTTTTCTTCATCTTCTTCTTCTGAAAGAGCCTTAAGAACTTCATCTAAATCAATGTCATCATCTTCATCCATGTCTTCTTTTTCGTCTTCTTCTTTAAGCTTAGCTTTTCCGTCATTTCCAACATTAGATGAGTCATTAGCTTTCGCATTGACTTTGTTATCAGATTTACCAATGTCTGAAGAAACATCATTTTCATCAAGTTCTTCTTCATCTTCTTCATTGATTTCACTTTCTAGTTCTTTAATTACAGCTTCTAAGTCAAGGTCTTCGTCTTCGTCTTCTTCCATCTTTTCATCGTCCATTTCTTCTTCGACTTCGTCCTCTTCTTCCTCAGAAACTACAGGAGCGTACTTTACACCATCGATTTCAATGATACCTTCTTCGACATCTTCGTCATCTTCATCATTGACTTCATCTTCATCGCCACGTTCTTCCAATTCGTCTCCGTCACGAGCCATTTTAGCTCTTTCTTCAACTTCATCTTCTTCCGCTTCATCAGATTCAGCTTCATCAACTTTATCTTCGTCATCCATTTCCATTTGGATTTTTTTAGACAACATAGATTGGATTTTTGGTGTGAAAGCCTCTTCTAAAGCCATCTTTGCATTTTCTAAAGCAGTCTCTCTAACCGCTTTAGCGTCAGCAATCGCTTCTTTTAAGAGATTATCCATTTTATTCTCCATTTTAGGATATTATATAGTTATTGGGAACTATAATAGAATTATTATATTTTGATACACCGTATATGATAGGAACGGTGTGTTTAGTTTAGATATATATAAATATAAGTATTTAGAATTTTCGTCCTCTATTTCTACTGTCTTCTTCTGATAATTTCACTTTTTTCCAATAATTACGAGCTTTTGCTTTGTTTTTCGTCTCTTTTCTAGCAGCAGAGGGTTTTTTATAAAATTCTCTTTCCCTCAACTCATAAAGGATACCTGCATCTTTTACTTTTCTTTTGAATATACTGAGAGCTTTCTCGATATTATTATTCTTTACTACAACTTTTATTGACATATTTACCTCTTAGTCTTTTTCGTTTTTTGCCTTATAATTTCTATCTACATAATTGAAGAAGTCTTTTTTATCATCATCACTCATATCTTCAACACTAGATACATTAAATTTTTTCATAGCTTTTTTGAAGAATGCTTTATAATCGTCTTCTTCTCTGAACATCATTTTATCAGCTTCTGACTGTACATCTCTATCTTCGTCATCGTGTCCCGTAACATGCCCTTCACCGATAGAATAATATCTACCTAAGATGTTACCCATATCTTCATATAGTCCACTCATTCTTTCTTGTAAAGAATTAGCTTCACCAGCTACTTTACCAAATTGTTTAGATAGATTTGTAAGTTCTTTCATATTACGACTAACTGTAATCTTATCGAACATATCACCTGCTTCAGATAGAGTATGTTGAGCAGCACCTTCTGCTATAGAAGAAAGGTTTTCAGCAACCTCTTTTAGATTACCTTTACCATATATAGATTCACCAATAGAATTAAAAGCATTGATTTTAGATACCAACTCCTTTACATCAACTTTTGGTTCTTCTTTTTCTTCTTCTTCTTTTACCCAAGGATTTCTAGAAATCATTCCACCTTGTGTACTTACTTCGTTTAATAAATCTTTTAATTTTATGTTAGCCATAGTTTTTCTCCTTAGATATAAATATCTACTACCTTACAAATTTGAAAGCAATTGACTGCATTTTCATCAAACCTGAATCTGAAAATTTCTTCTTATTAGATGTGTTTAGAGCATCATATACTTTTATTATAGCACTTGCTGAATATCCATCTACTCTCATTTTTTTACCACTCTTTGGGTCTTTGATAACTTTATTTTGTTTCTTTTTTACAATATCTCTAAGATTAGCAATTACACTAGGTTCTTTAGCTTCATTTATAGATTCATATACTCCCATCGACTTTTGAAAATTGATAACAAAATCTGTCCAATGTTTTTTATAAATTTTCATTAGTTCCATAGCTTTTTGCCTGTCACCATTCCTACCTATATCTACTATAACTTTCTTTATATCTTTATCAAATTTTGCTATATGAGCATTAGATACGCTTCGCTGTTCTTTACTTTCTTTCTTCAAACGACTTTTTTCAGCTCTGCCTCTATTTTTAGATTGTGCTTCGAATCCCACTATCTTTCCCCCTTTATGCGATGCGTCTTTTCCATCACCATTTCCATAAGTACCTTTCTTTCGATTATACTTATTTAGTTCTGCTCTATACTTTTTAGCTTTTTTAGAAGATTGAAATTTTTTATATTCATCTTTATAATCTCTATCTTCTTTTTTATATTTCTTTTCCCACTTTTTAGCCATCTCTGGCTTATTAGCGTGCATCCATCTTCTCTGCTTTTCAGATTTGAATGGCATTTATCCTCTCAATATATCATTGATTACTGATTCAACTTTACCATACTTACCATCACGAACAGGAGAATTATTATCAACACTCTCATTCATAGGATGAAGAAATGCACCATGCGTAGATGGATTAGAAACAAAGTCAAAAGCAATCAATTCAAAATCGTCACCGACTTCTTGAGCACCATTTTCATTTACTGGTGAAACAGAACCCATACCACGAGAAGAGATACCCAACTTTATTCCGTTTTTGAATAACTCTCTCAAAATGTTACCACTTGGTGTTGTAAGTATTTCTACTGTACCTACTAAATCGTCACCATTGAAAGCCATCTCTGTAATATTGTGAGATACATTCTGTAAGTTCACAACAGATGATTCAGGATGGTCTAACTCACCCATAGCTCTTTTTTGTTTTACGAAGCCTTCGGAATACTTTTTTGCCTCCCGCATTAGAATTTCTTTTGGATACACTCTACCATTTTGGTTTTTGGTATCTGCTCTCTGTAAGATACCTTTGACAACTAACTTTCCGTTGTTCTCTTTCATAGCCTCATTGATTTGTTCGGCTCCTATTTCGAATGGTAGATAATCTACTATTAATTTTTTCATTTTAGACTCCTAAATGTTCTATCATAAATTTCTTTAAATTTTTTGGGATTAGTTTCTGACTCTCCCTCTTTTAGAAATGATAAGTCCATATTATGTTTTTTCATTGTAGCAATTGCTTGTTGTTTACTATATTTAAATCTTTTCATTAGAAAGTTCATCAACTCTTTACCATCTATGGATTTAGTACCAGCTTCTTTTACTGTTTCATTTTTCTTATCTTTCTCTAATGCTTCTTTAGCATAAGAACCTAAGTCTAATAATGTATCATCACCTTCACCATCCATAGCATTTTTCATCTTTCTGTCATTCATAAAGACTTCTAAAGCATTCATCATTTCATCTCTACTATCAAAATACATAGCCTGTCCACCTGAGCCAATTCCAATTTGATACTCAACACCCGTTTGATCTTCTGATGGATTAGCAGAGACGACTAATTCGTTTTCAGGATCATCATCTCCTCTTGTAACTGAATGTACCATACCACCATCCATTTCTGATTCGGATGTTGATAAATTGTATGATTGGTAGATACCTTTTCTTTTTGGATTGAACCAATTATCTAGTTTATCAGCAATTACTTTATTTTCGTTATCAGCTTTTTCATCTGCTTGAAGATCATCGCCGTCATCTCCGTCATCTCCGTCACTATCTCTGTCGAAATCACCACCACCTAATTTTTTGCCAGATGGTTTTTCTTTTTCTTTTTCACTATCATCTTCACCATCGTCCTGCATCTTATCCCAAGCAATCTTTGCTGGATGGTCTTTTTCCAGTGTTTTAGCTGAACCAGCTTTCATTTCACCTGACTCACCATCTTTCTTTTTATACTTGATGATTTTTTCGTCATCAACTTCATTTATACTTTTTGCAATTTCAAATAGTGAAATCATTTATCTTTCTCCATCATAATTTCGTGTTTGAGACTTTCTAAATGTTCTATCCATTGTCCAAGTCTCCTTAACATATAATTTTTGTCTACATCCTTCTTTTGTATCTCAACCTGCCATCTTTTTAGCAAAGTCGAAATACTAAAAAGAGTATCCATATAGGATTTCTTTTTGTCCTCGAAGGCCATATCAGAGACAATTACTGTAATTGTCCTACTTTGTTTGCTAGTTTTACTAACCTCTCACTTATTTTATGTAAAGCCTTATGTGTATTTTTCCAATATGAACCTGAGTTTACATTCATCTCTTTCTTCAATCGTACATTCATATCAATGAGTTTACTCAGTTCTGTTAGGGAATTCCTAACTTCTCTCATTGAACGACCAATCTTTTGCTTTGGTGTGAGGGTTTCATCATTCCTATAGTTATGATATTTACCCTCATTTACTTTTTTGTATCCAGCAACTTCTGGATCTTCATGACCTTTTTTCTTTTTACTGAATGCATATGGCGTTTGATAGCCAGGCACATTAGCACTTGTAGAAGCTTCTTCTAATGAACTAACCTCATCGATTAGCATTTCTTGAACTCGCGCTCTTAGTTTATTTTCCAGTGACATCCTTCAACTCCTTTAATAATTGATAGTACCTCATAAGAGTAATAACTTGATTATCCTCTACAATCCTACCCTTTAGTAGCTTATCAGATTGTTTGATAGCCTCTTTCAATTTTATGGATGTAACTTCATCATCTATATTAGGTAAAAACGATTGGAGCTGTTTTTTGACTTTTATAGATTCTTTTTCTACAAATTCTTTTAGTTGGTTTGTATTTGAGATATTATTGATATATTTTCTCAACAGACCTTTTTGTTGTTCACTAAGTGTTTTGTATTTTTTATTAAATTTTTCAACTAATACTTGATATGTAAGTAGTCTCAAATCTTTTTCTGATTTTTTATAAGTTTCTAAAGTTTTTGATTCAGTCTTTAGATGTTTTCTCTTCTTTTTTGTAATTGATTCTATTATAGTAAACTTAGAATTAGTTTCAGTAGAAGGATCAGTAGTGGTTAGAGACTCAAATAATTTATAAATAGAAGCATATACTTTATAGTTAGGGATTCTAGCCATAAAGAATTGGTCTACACTATATGAGTTCTTTATTTCACTAACTAAGTTATATTTTTCACGACGAAGCTGGGAACGATTTATCTTATTGTATGTCTTTAATACAGCATCAATCAAATGATTAGCCTTATTTTCAGATTTATAGTTCTCAGTAGTTAATACTTTGTACAATTCATACTCCTTTCCTAACTGTGTGTTAGGTGAGAAGTACTTCTTCAATAGTCCAACAGCCAAACCATCTTTATTTTCGATAATATCTGCTGTTATTTGTCTGGTTATTAACTCAAAAAGGATACCTGTGTTCCTTACCTTTGAGTGTTTTATTTTATTACTCATTGACGAACTCCAATCGTTTATTTCTCTTATATAAATATATAAGAAGTTATTTTTTCTTAGTATTTAACGAAGTGACTTCGCTTTTATATTCATTTTCTAATTCACCACTTTCGCTAAGTAGCTGTTTACCACTTTCACCTAAGTGATTCAACATATTTTCGTATTTTGCCAGTGATTTTGTACTATATGCTTTACCCATATCATGCGAACCCAGTGGGTCTCTGCCTCTAGCACCACTATCTTGAGCATATTTATCAGCTTCTTTAGGTCTTCCAGCACCTGGCTGGCCACCTTCTTCTGAACCACCCTCATCTTCTAACTCATGACCTGTTCTACCCATAGCCATATCTGATGGTGTACCTTGTGATTGTCCACTTTTTGCTGGATCGTTACCTTCAGATTCTATTTGCTGTCTTCTAAATTTAGTTTTGTAATCAAATGTTATTTGGTCATCTTGTTCTTTTATCTGTTCATCTGTAAAATTGAATACATTTTTGTAAATCCACTCGGAAGATACCAAACCATCTCTCATCATAGAGTCAGCTAATGAAGCCTTATTATTCCACAATTCAATCTTTTCTTGTTCATAAATTGTAGATGGATTAGTAAGTTCTAAATCAAAGTTTACAAGCTCTTGATCCCTAAACCCTTGTGAATAAAGATGTACTACAGCAATTTTTTGTAATTCACTAACTAATATTCTTTGTATTCTTTCAATTGTTCTAGCAAACCTTACATCCTCAGCAGCCAATGTAGCTTTAGAACCTAATCCCTCTTCGTATCCTAAGAAAGCCTTTGGAACATGAAGTGCAGCTAACAATTTATTTTTTAGATATTCAACATCTTCAGTAGCTTCATATTGTAAACCAGGCAAAGATTCTATATTAGTTCCACTATCTCCACCTCTTACAGGTAAAAAGAAATCTTCTGTAAGGTTTTGGATATTGTAACGAAGATTATACTCACCAGTTTTCTCATCCATTACAGGTGCTTTTTTCATTTTGTTAATTACCTGTTGCATGTAATTATCAACTTCGGCTGGTGGTATGTTTCCAATATCTAATTTAAATATTCTTTTTTCAGGAGCTCTCATTATTCTATGAATCAACATAGCATCTTCCATAAGAGTTAATTGTTTCCAAACCTTTCTACCACCCTCAAGAATAGAGCGTCCATAAGGTACAAAGTTAGCATCTGATAGCAATCTAAAATGTGCAACTTCATAATTTTCTAAAAGAGTAGACTCCCTACCCCTATTTGAGTGTCTAGCACCCACATGACCACTTCCTTGTTGTGGTATATATTCAAACTGAACCATTTGTGGATTTGCTGGATCGTGTCCTTCTAATCTAGAAATGTCATATGTTGACATAGGCTGTACATTCGTAATACCATACTTTTCAGTTATATCTAACTTCAGAAAGAAATCACCATACTTTACCATATTACGAACCCAAGGCCATAAATTGAATTCTATATTTATAATATCATAAAAAAGATTATGTAAAATATCGTGTATTTGATCATTATCAGTTCGTATACCTAAAATTTTACCATATTCATTTTTCATAGTAGATTCATCAGAGTAAATATCTAATGCTGAAGCAACAATTGAGTCTGAATCCATGGATTCGTAGTCTCTGAATAATCCTAATCGTAGTTGCTGTACTTGCAAAAGTTCATTATATGGATGATTAGCCATATTAGAATGAATCTTTTGGAACCTATCTACAAGTGAATTTGTAGGACCATGCTGTACTTTACTAGTATCTACTACTTTTAGTTTTCTACCACCAATGTTTCTTACGATAGTACTACCTGAAAATAGTCTTTTTAGTCTACCAGTTAATGTTGTGTCTGCCATAGTTTTACCTCTTATTTAATAAGCCATTCTAATGATTCTTTTACTTTTCCATCGGGCGTCCATTCCCAATTTGCGTCATCTACTTGATTGGAACTTTGTGGTAACATTTGTGTTGCCACGCCACTCAATGTTTTTTTCTGTAAGTCTATACCTTCTTGTCTCAATCTAAGAGCAGTATCCCTTACCCATAAACATATAGCGAAACTCATTACCAAGTCATCATTGTAACCCTGCATAGCTTCGGCTTTATTGTTATTATATATAAATACAAACAACTCATCAATTAATCGATTTGAACGGACAATTACTGACTTTTCTCTAAAGTATTCTTCTAATTTAGCAATTACTAAAGGTCTTGTTTTCATTGTCATTGAAAAACCAGGAACCATATTTCTATCTTGTGTCCTGTATCTATTGTTTATCTGATGTTCTGTGTCTACATATTGTAAATCTTTACTTGTATAAAATAGATTAGGATAATCCCTATCTATTACTTGTTGGATTGTTGCCCAACCAATATTATTGTTTTCTATAACTAACAAAGCATTATTGTATTCTGTTGATACATTTACTAATAAGTTACCAAAATCTTTTGTAGAAATTTTACCTTTATATTCAGCAACTTGTTCCATAGTCTCTACTTCCATAATATGAAATGCAGAATAATCAGCACTATCTCCTCTACCAACATCAGCAGATACTACATAATCATTTGTATAATTTGGTGGTTGCCATACCCAAAGGTTACTATCGACTCCTCTTTTCTCTAACGGATCATTACAATGTTTTTCTCTATACTCTTCCAATGTAACACCATCAATAACAGTCTGGCCTGAGGTAATGAAATCACAATCACATTCTTGAGCAGCTAATGAAGGACCTAATAATTTATCTTGGTCTTTTCTCCACTCCTCATCTCTATCAGGATGTAAGCTCCAATGTAATTTTATAAAATTCCAATCATTTGAACCATCTTCTGCACCAACCCAAGTCTTATGAAACCAATTACCAACACCATTAGGTGTAGATAATGCTATACATTGTCCACCAGTAGATAGTGTTTGTGAAGCAGCAGCCCATATTGGTTCAATCTTATCAATGAAAGCAGCCTCATCAAGTATTAGAAGTGATAGAGCTTCTGACCTACCAGCTTCCTCGCCACTCGCAACTGCTTTTATTTGAGAACCATTTTTATACCGTAACGATAGTTTATTATCCTCAACACAATTCTGTTTCAACCAAGAAGGTAAGTTGGCGTGCATTACCCTTACCTTAGTTACTAAGTTTTTAGCAGTATCTTGTTTAGTGGCAATAACTAAAATGTTTTTATCACTGTGAAATGTCATCATCCACAATGAGTATCCAGCTGATAATGTAGATAATCCTAGTTGTCTAGCTTTCAAAATAACATTTAATCTATTATCTTCAAAAGTCTTTAGTGCTTTTTCTTGAAAGTCATATAGGTGAAACGGTACTTTACCTTTCATTGGATGCTGAACTACACAGTACTTTTTTAAAAAGTAAATTGGGTCTTGAGCAGACTTCACATATTCTTTTTTAATTACTTCTTTTAGTACTTTTGGTTTCATTATATTTTCCCTAAAATAAATCCTATTCCTAACCAAAGGTATTGATTCTCATACCATTTTGGTTCAACCAACTCTACCATCTTCTCATTAGCAACATCACGTGCTTTTAATAAATCAATTTGTTTTCTCTGTGCTAATAGCATCAAAGTATCTAATTTTGCTTGTTCCTCTAATTCAATAATAACAGAATCAGATTTACTAATAGTTATCTTCTGAAATTCTATCAATGTATTAGCTTTAGCTATCTTTTCTTCCCATTGAGCATCACGTGCTTTTAACATTTCTAATGCTTGTTCTTGTGTAAAAGTAGTGACTACTTTTCCATCTTTCTTTATGCTTTGTCCATCTACCAAAGATAGAACGAAAAATGATATAAGAAAGTATTTTAATATTTTCATAGATAGTCTCATTTACTTTTAGCAAACTTTCGTAAAAAGTCTTCTGCTGATTCTACTTCATCATTATCGTAAACTTCTTCCATCTGTTTAGTTTTCTTTTTTGATATAGTAAGTTTTCTTTTCATACTACCAATCTCTTTTTTAGAAGATTTTTTTGCTGTTTCTAATTCTTTGATTTGTTTTTCAACTTTCTTTTCTTCTTTCTTATTGGCGTCAATGACTTTTTTGAGTTTTTTTACTTCCTCACTCTTTGCTTTATTTACAGCAAACAAAGCACCTACAGCTCCAATAAATCCTAATATTATTTTCCATAACTTCATTATTCGTTCTCCAATTGTTCTAATTGTTCTGTCAATTTTTCTATTGCCTCTGTTGCTTCAGCAACCATTTTTTCAGTTCCACCTTCCCATTTTTCTTTTTCAAGTTCAGGATAATTTACACCTACATTATTTAACCACTCTGGCGCTTTCATAGTTTTGAATTCTTCTAATTGCTGTAATGATTCTTTGATGATTGCTATCTTATTTTGTCTTATCTTTTCATTAGCCCATTCATCAAATTTACCTTCTAATTTTAATTTATGTTCTATTTCTACTTGACAATCAAAACAATGATTGAATAAATTCCACATTTTAGTGTCTAGTCTTTTCTTCATCACTACATCACACTTAGGACAGAATAATGGCATTCTAACATCTTTCATTATCTCTGTCATTTTAGGAATAACATCACCTTTAGGTTTTTGTTTACCCTCATATCCTACTTGAACATAATTCTTTACATGCTCTCTGCCAGATAAAGCATCTCTTAGAGCATCATTTTGTCTTTCTGTTTCTTTACTATATCCCATTATAACTCCTATACGAATTTTAACATACCTAAGATTTGGTTAGCTGGAGCAAAAGCGCCAGTATATTTATATAACTTTCCTTTGAACACAAAAGTAATTCCTTCTGACGGAACAACTGATTTCAAACCACCAATAGCATTAAGTCTATCTAATTGAGTTTTCAATGTACTCAATACTTTTGGGTCTGTTGATTTTTTTACTTTGTTTATAGCCTTAACTAAATCCTTACGAATTTGCTGAGCTGCTTTAGTTGGATTAGCTGCTATGAAGTCACTCATATTTTTTAGGATTTCAGCACCCAATTCAAAGAAAAGAACTTCCCAATCTCTGATATGTTTCTTTTGTAACTTAGCGTGATCCATTTTATCAGTTGATAGAACCCAATCTAAAAACTTTGGATACTCCTTTAAATCTTTTTTAATCATTGGAACTTTATAAGACTTATCAAAAAATGCCCATCTCTTAGTTAGTTTCATAAGAACATCATTTGATGGATTTGGATAATCTGTATTTTTAGCACCATTATAAATATACTCCATCCAATATGCTTGATGATAATCACCTAATGTAGCACTGTCTGTAAGTTTGTAGATGTTTTGTAGTTTTTGTAGTTTACCTAAAAAGTAACTTTGTCTTTGAGCAAAATTCTTTACTACTGGCAATTGTGTAATAAATGGTTTTGTGATACTATATGTTCTTTGTACATCTTGATTTATCTGTTTTATCATACCAGCTAACATTCTAGCACTTCCTCTATCTTCTCCGATTGGAGAACCAGCAGAATCATACTCAATAGTTCCGTGAAATTGTAATAATGATTTATCATAAGGTATGACATTTGAAGTTGCTGGGTACATCACTTCTAATGACATAAACTTTTTACCTTCAGCAAATATTTTGTCTTTTTGTTTTTTACTTAGCCCATTTAGTGCTTTTTGTAAATCTGTCATAGCAGATACAAATGCTTTTTCTATGTCTCCTCTACCAGAAAACATATTTCTTATACCACTTATGTCTAAACTATTAGCACCAAAATTCTTTATATGTCCTTTGTTTCTAGCTGCAACTAATTTTCCATTCTTCCAACTAATCATTATATTCTGTCCATCAGTCTTTTCTGTAACAGGACCTTCTTTATCAAGATTACCTTGAAGTGTATTAATAATTAGTGTTTTAAAATCTGAAAATGTTAAATTTTTATTATCAAATGGATGATTCAAATGCCCATAAGCACCACCCTCTAATAATAATTCTTTCTTCCACCAATCTTTAGAAAATGTTTCTACTACTTGAAATTCATTTGGTAGGTATTCTGTTGCATTAGCACCAGCTGCAAACACACTTCCAATAAGATTATCTATAGCAGCATCAGTACCCATCCAACTTACAACATCCCATCCTAAAGGTTTTATTACTTCATCCATCCAACTTTTATATTTTTCTACAGCAAGATTAGAACCCTTTTCTTGACCATGATCTAAATAAGTCAATGGTACAGATTTATATGCATCTTTTATAGAGTTCTTAGCACCATCTCTTATCATAAAATCTAAAACTGCCCATCCAGCGTCTTCATATATAGAGTCTAACCATTCTTTTGATACTTTTACATATTCAGCATAATCTTTATGAAATGTTGAAGGACCATCATCTAAATTTCCCGCAACAGAATTACTAGCTTCAATCAGATATTCTTTTATCAACTCATCAGATAGAGTGTATGTCTCAAATAATTGTTTAAATTTATTTGTCATCATAGTGAAAACACCTTTATCAAAATATCCAAATACTTTTTTGAATGTTTTTTGTTTTTCACTATCATCATATTTTGGAGAACCTAATAATTCTCTCATCTTCGTACCACTCATAGTTCCAGATTGTGGAGCAGTTATGATATATCCATGCTCTTCAAATCCCATCATAGGTTTACTTTTATTATAAGGTTGAAAGTACTTACCACCTAATCTACCAGCATCTTTTCCACCGACTGCATAAACGACTGCTGTAGTATCAGCATCAAATTTTTTCAATAAGTTTTTTGCTACATATGGAGTTTTTTCTTGTACAATTCTATTTTTTGGAATTCCCATCTTTACCATATGACGAGCCTTTTCTTTGAAGTCCATAGGATGTCTTGGCAATTGTTTGAGATTAGAGGTGGTTATGTAAACTTCATCAAACTTTGACTTCATCCACTTATAAGTAGCAAGATGTCCTGAATGAAATGGTTGAAATCTTCCACCAAATACGCCAATGACTTTTTTGATTTCTTTTTGTTCTTTTAATTTTTTACCAGTATCTGTTTTTGTAAATGGGCCTCTTCTTATTGTTGAAAACCTCACAGGTGTCTCCATACCAAATAAGTTCTTAGGTGCTATAATTTTTAACTTAATCATCTTTGAACTATTATCAACGCCTAATGTTTCAAATTCTATTTCTTTATATTTCTTACCCTTCATAGTAAGATTGTGACCTGTAATAAACTTTGCTACTTTACTGCCCTTTACGGCTTGTGCTTCACTTACTTTATTATAACCACTGCCATAGGGAACTGAAGTATTACCTTTCTTCTTCATCTTCTTTACCATCTTACGGCTTGGTGACGGTAATATACCAGCAGGTGCACCGAACTCTTCGTTTGTGTCTTTCTTCATTATTCTAAATTTTAAAGCAGTCCTACCATTAATAAGTAAGTCTCCTTTTTCGTTATAATCGATAGACTTAACAACTACCCTTTTATTCTTAAATCTACCCATAAGAACTGTATCACCNATATCAACAGGAACTTTTATGGATTCAAAAAACTTAGATTGGCCTGGATCTTTAAATACCTTTTGATGTTTCTTTTCTCTTCGTAACCAAGCTTTACCAACTTTACTTTTAATCGGTTTCTTTAAAAATGAATCTATACCCTTGCTAACCAACATCTTAAAATGTTTAGTTATTTGAGAATCTGATAACATCTTATTATTCTGAACAATCATAAAGTTAGAACCACCGAACAAACCTTGAAAGGCACCCAAATTACCTTGAACATCTTCCCAACTTTTTTCAACGATAGCATCTGGTACAACCCTATCTCTCTTTTCGTTTCGTTCCCTAGCAATCTTTAATGAGGTATTTACGAAAACCATATAGGTATCGTAACCCATATCCATCAAATCTTTTCTTCTTTTTTTAATTTTACTAAAGTTGTGTCCTGTACCATCTATAATAACACCTAATTTTCCATTGGTGTATAATCTCAATCTTTCTTTACTTAATGACTTAGCAAACTTTCTTAATCCACTTGTATCATAATCTACAGGTTTACCTTTTTTATCTACACCAGTCAAATCAGCAAATAACTCATCAGGCATATTGTCTATATCTGTTGTTCCAAAATACTTTTTTAACAAAAGTTCAAGTTCACTATCTTGATTTACCATCTTTAAACCTGTCTTAGATACGTTTATCTTTTCAGGTATACCGAATAACTTTTGTGCTACAAATGATTTACCGCTGCCAGGTCCTCCAGCTAAAAAGATAGCTTTGAAGATGCCAGGATCTCTAGCTCCTTCGTTTAGAAATGGTTTTGTTAAAAATTCTGTAAGTTTATCCATAATTTCCTATGTTCTTATTCATATATAAATATA